TCCCTTCTTCTTAAGGACATTTTTCAGTTCGGCCATGAGTTTCGCGCGCTTTGCGTTGATGACCGGGCGTCGGGGTGGTGGGGGTGGAGGAGGTGGGGGTGGAGGTGCCCCGCCTCCACCGTATGCGGTAGGAACAACTACAGTTTGACAAACTCTGATAACTTTCTGTGCATTCTTCACACTGTTCTCAAAGTTCATAGTAATTTTAGAGCGAAGTTCTTTCGCTGATAGTTTGACTCGTTTTCCCTTGACAGTTTTAGTCACGCGGAGACCGAGCTTCTTAGCTTTGTTTTTCAAGTCACGGTACTGCATCTACTGTTAACTGAGATTTTTTACTCAATAGAGAACCAAATCAAAAAAAGTTTCGATTTCACCTCGTCCAATGAGTTGAGCATAGTTCATCTCTTCTTTACTAAAATATAATGGGTTTACATTAGCTTCAAGAAACACCTTCTGTAGGGTCATACCATACGTATCCAAACGAATAAATATTTTACACAAGAAATCAAAATCTAATGTCTTTACACACATACAAAAATTCATTTTATTTACCATGTAAGACCCATCATCAGTTCGGACGAGAAAATGTTTTTTTATGTAAACATCCGTTTCATCTGTTGAGTGCAAGAGTTTGTCAAATTCCATGACACTTGATACACCTGTAACTAGTTTTCTAATAAAATCACGCTTACCTTGTGGAAGAGACATCTTAATTTGTATAAAGATAAAAAACGCACTTAGCATAAGATGAGTGAAACCCAACAATTAAGGGTTTTAATTCACAAAATTCTTCTTCCAAGGATTCGACGCCTCGAAGAAGAAGTCAATTCTCTGCGAAAACACACATGGCCGTATGTTCAGCACATGAAAGAACAAAACCAATTGGACGACATGGAGATGAAGGTGGATTTTCTTAAACATCTCGATGATGAGGGAATAGCAGAACTGTTACGACTCAAATCAAAATATACAGGGAACACAGGTTTCCTTTCCAGAGAATATGATATCATAACACGATTAAGAAATAATTTTTGTTAATGTATAGTAAAAGATGATTGGAAATCTTTTCAAGACTTCTGGTGAACCCATGGGTAACACCCAACTTGGATTTACCATCGCGTGTTTAGTTTGTTCTATAATGGGCATCATGGGTATCATGCGTATACCTTTCAAATCCCCTCCAATTCTGGCGGCGTGTGCCGTTTCGGCGTGCTGTTCTTCTAGTCAGACGAGTTCTCTGATTAACGATGTACAGAAGCGCGTTAAGCAGAAAAAGGCGGAAGCCGAAACTACAGAGGAGCCCGCGGCTGAAAATTAAAAGAAATCATCTGTACGATACATATTCACTGTGAATGAACCAGTCTTTCCCAATACGGTGACTGTTTCATTTCCGTATAGCTCTTCACATCCGATGTCCTCCATGCAGTCTCTCGCGTTGTGGCTGACAGAAACTGGGTATAAGTTCTCCCCACCGGTAGTTGTATAGTAGTGATAGCGGTCACGACGCCCACGCACCTCCTTACCATAGAGAGGGAGAGTCTCACCATCACCACTCGTGATTATACCCATTTGCTGCATGTAACCAGGTTTATACTGTTTGATAGGCGGACCCCTAAATTCGGGTTCCCTCACCGGGGGACGACGCGTCTCCACGGGGCGGGGTGGAACGGGGACAACTTCAACCGGAACCTCTACAACCTTGGGGTTGTACCACATGTATCCGAGAACACCCACGAGTACGATAAGAGTCAAGGTCATCACCTGAATCTTCTGTCGATTCTTCATTTACTATAGTTAAGGAAAATGTTTTAGTTAAAGTTATGAAGGTCCTGGCGATTGATATAGGGTATCACAATATGGGCCTCGTTTTAGCTGAATTTGAAGATAACCCGAAAATTAACGTTCGAAAGATAAAAAAGGTAAGTTTAGGAGACTACAAATACATACAAACAAATGATATAGTGGACCTAGTACCTTTATTTGTAGAAGAACATCAAGAATGGTTTGACATGGTTGATAAAATACTCATAGAGAGACAACCACCCGGTGGGTTTACAAATATAGAAGTTTTGTTACACTACATGTTCAAAGATAAGGTTGTTTTAATTTCACCTGTGAGCATGCATACACATTTCGGTATGAGAAACCTAGATTATGAGCAACGGAAAGAGAGAACTGTTTCTATAATGGAAAATCATATATCTGAAGAAATTCCGTATGAAAGAAAACACGACATTGCAGACGCTTTTTGTATGATTATGTATTACAATTTTAAAGTCGTCACCCACATCTTCGATAGATTCAGATATTTTCCCAAGGTATAATAAATGCCAACTACTAAACAACTCCAGAACGCTAAGAAGAAATTAAAGAAAACTCCTAAGCCTTCGGGTAATACTCCCAAAATTCCCACCGCGGCACTTATGCGCCTCATAGCCGCCGATCCTAAGATTCGACGTAACAAGGACTTCATTAAGCGTGTTCATCAGCTTTCGAAGAAGAAGTAGATTTCATGTCTTCCTGAATAATAGTAATTGCGTTTGTAACACATTCAAACATATCGAATATTTCATTAGTGTTGCGTCTCTCGAGTCCTTTTTTGAGTCTCTCAATATTGTAGTCGAGTGAACGTTTTTCCTTCTCTAGATTTTGAAGTTGCTCCTCAAAATACTCTATCTTCTGATTGATAGAATTAGTAGTGTTTTCCAAGTTCCTGTCTAGTTTTTCAATTTGCCTATCATAATATTCCCTCTGTTTAGACAAAATTTGTTTCTTTACTTCCGACTCAGTTCTATCAATCTGAGAAGTAATTCTCTCTACCTTACTTTCATAATCTTCCAACTCCTCTACATAATTTGCGTGATACAAATCACGGTTATACACGAGTTTCTTGATTTCACTCTTAAATTTGAGGTCCATGATACTTTATTTTACCTTTTTACCTTTAAGCAAATCTTTTAGGTCATCGAAAAATATATCAAAGTGTCCCAGTCTATACCCAACAAAAGCCCATAAAACAAAGAAGAGGGTTTTGGTCATATTGTTAACCTGGTTTTCTTCCATTTTGTATATTGGACCAACAAGTCTACCCATAAAGGTCTCGTCCTTGTGTTTACCAGTAACCATCATCTCTGCTTGAGTCAGTGCACAAGTGTCGTCATTCACACTCCAATGGTAGAAGATAAAGGGTATGATGATCGAGTAAAATTCCAAGTTCCTTTTATTGTTGGTAAACGGAACGATAAGAATAGCTAATAGGAACAGAGTGTGTAGAAGAAATATAATGTTCATCTATTATAAGATGACGGAGGAAAAAAATATGGAGGAAATGTGGAACGATTATCACGAGAATGTCCTTAGACAATGGGGTGAGGCTTCTGCGTGTTATCGTTACATGCATCATCGAGCGTTTCTGCAATTTAAAAGACTTAGTTTACGTTTCAATTTACCTGTGATTGTTCTGTCGACCATAACTGGTACGGCGAACTTTGCCCAGAGCACTTTACCTCCAAGTATTCAACCTGCGGCGCCATCTATAATTGGAGGTTTGAACCTGATTGCCGGTCTTATAGCGACTATAATGCAGTTCCTTAAGGTAAATGAGTTGATGGAGAATCATAGAACTGCTGCGTTAGGACACGGAAGCCTTTCCAGGAACATTCGACTTCAATTGGCGTTACCCCGTAACGAGCGTAAGAAGGAGGGTCTAAAATTCGTCGAAGAGTGTAAGGCAACGTATGACAGTCTTTTGGAACAATCCCCTCCTATCCCTAAAAAGATATTATTGAATTTCGATAAAGAGTATCCCATTGAGGGTGTCTTCACAAAACCAGAGATTCTCACGGTGCGCCCTATACCACCCCTTAAACTCCCAAAGACGATTGAACCCATCGTGGCCATAACAAAGAATACACCGTTTGAGAAAATAGGTAAGATGTTAGCGCCTAAGGATGAGGACGAGGAAGAGGAAGAGTTTGAAGAGGGTGAAGAGTATGAGGAAGAGGAAGAACCGACAGACGTCGAGCAAGGTACACCAAAAGAATAAACATCGCGATATTCATTAGAACTCCACATGCAACGTATGGTAAAATTTTCCTTTTTAAAGGTTCTACGATACGTTTATGTAGTGCGTTATTTTGAAGCACTAAATCTATGGCTTGATCAGTAAGGTCATCGATGGATTCCTTCATTAAAATAGTTGAGCAAAAAAAAGAGGTCGAAAATAGCGTGGAGACCATTCATACGAAACAAATTGATTTGATTCGTAGATACATTCGTGAACGAAAGAATGTTTTCATATGTGGAGCTTCTGGTGTAGGAAAATCATATATCCTTAAACGGGTACTTGAGGGTGTGAACCATGTCGAACTTCAAACGGAACATCTAAAAAGTAAATCGTTGTTTTTACCGTTTATTAAACCATCTTCTAAATATGTATTCATAGAAGATTATGACCCAGTATTTAAACCGGTGATAGAACGAGTATCTGATGGAGATTCAATTACTAGAGGTGGTTCCCTTCTGGTGACATCTACAAACATGTGTATGTATCCGAATTTTGAAACAGTCTTCATACCCAAACACAAACCTGAAATGCTCATGAAACTTACGAATGAACGAGGACCAAACGTAGAAAACGCTGCGCATTTGTGTAAGGGAAACATTCGGAATTTTTTCACGTATCTGGATGGATATGATGAAATAGACGATTTTAAAACACCCAAGGAGTTCATATCGGATGTTTTATGCGACCCCAAACCCATACCTATTCATGACAGCATATCAGAACATGGACATATGTGGGACATCTTTCAAGAGAATTATTTAGATTCCAAGGGTGTCGATGTTGTAAAGGCCATAAATGCATTTTCGGAAGCCGATTATTACGATAGTCACATTTATACATATGGAAACTGGAACCTTATGCCTTATTTTGTATTGAACGCTCTAACTATTCCTAAATCAGCGTTAGGTGAACCACTCGTGAAAGATAAGATTCGACCTGGAAGTTGTTGGACAAAATTGGGTAACTACAAGATGAGAAAACAAAAATACGATGATATTCGTAAGAAATCCAGATTGGGTCTCGGGGTTGAAGAACTCTGTCTCTTGAAAGATTATGCGGAGAAAGGGGACCTAAGTAACCTCGTAGAATATAAAATTTCACCTCAAGATTTCGACGTCATAAATCATTTGGCCGTCGGAAAGAACTTAAAATCACGAGACGTCACAAAGGTAAAAAAGGCCCTTAAGAATGTCTACGAAAGATGAAGAGACAGAAGTCGAAGAATGTGTTAAGGTTATTGGAAACGAAGTCCTCTTCTATGCCGATGTGGATAGAGAAAACGCCCTTGATTTTGTTGAAAAATTTAAAAAATTGGAGATTGAATTACTTAAGAAAAAGGCTGAACTCTTTGGTTACGAACCAATCATCAGGGTTCACATCATGAGTGACGGTGGTGACATCTTTGCTGGTATGACACTAATGAACACACTCGAGTCCTCGCGCGTGAAGGTTGTTACCATCGCACAGGGGTCTTGTTGCAGTGCCGCGACGTTCATGTTGCTTGGAGGTTCTGAGAGGTGTATGGGGAGGAACGCATACGTTCTCATTCACCAAATTTCTACCGAGATGTGGGGTAATTTTCAGGAACTTAAACACGAGTTGAAATCGACGGATAAGTTCATGAAGATGCTAAAGAAGATGTATCTCGAGAAGACTAAGATTCCTGAGAAAATGCTGAAGAAGCTCATGAAGAAAGACATATACTTAAATCCTCGCGACTGCCTCAAGTATGGAATCGTCCACGCTCTTGAGTAATCTTCACAGAGCGTCTGTAGAGAGCTAGCACACATAAAATTATAAATATAACACAAAACGTATTCAAATTTAATGGCACAATTGTGCTTTCTGGAGGCCTAAGTCGTTCCATTCTGCCATAATTTACAACTGGTAAATCCGACATCTATTTAAAGCTGAGATATTAATACAGTATAATGGAACGCCTTATAAAGAAAGACAAGAACGGAAACGAGCGATTCACGGACATTCGTGTCGAGGACATGAAGAATGGTACAGCTGACATCGTGAAGACGTCAGGTGTCGTTGGGAGTGAAAAGGTGTCTGTATCCCGAACGAATGTTAAAACGGGTTACGAAAAGGCGCTCATGAGGGCCCAAACCATGTGGAACAATGAGAAGACCAAGTGTACACAGATTCTTCCTATGTTGGCTAACAAATGGGAAGACCGTCAAAAGTACATAACCGAACCTTTTTATGTTCAACCCAAGTTGGATGGGGTTCGTCTTCTCGTGTCAAATAAAGGATGTTTCTCTCGAACCGGCAAGCCCGTTCACGGTGTCGACCATCTTGCTAATGGACTTGAAGATGGTGAGTACCTGGATGGTGAATGCTACGCCCCCAACAAAACGTTTGAGGAAATCACGAGCATGTTCAAGATGAACCCCGAATCCCTGGAGTTCCATGTGTTTGATTACTTCGATTTAAATCGACCAAATCTCACATTTGAGGAACGAATGAAGCGGGTCACAGTTGATACATTCCACGTGAAGAATAAATCAGAAATCAACGGCTATCATGATATGTTTGTGAGCCAGGGGCATGAAGGTATTATGATTCGTGACGCCATGAGTACCTACGAGATTGGTAAGAGGAGTAATTACCTTCTCAAATACAAGACATTCCAAACCGAAGAATATCCCATTGTGGATGTCAAGGAGGGTACAGGGCGAGAGAAGGGTACAGCCATTTGGATATGTAAGACGGGAGAACAACACTTTTCCGTAAAACCTGAAGGCACTCTTGAAAAAAGAAGAGAATATCTCAGTGAAAAGGAAAAGTATATTGGTAAACAGCTCACGGTTCGGTTTCAAAATCTGACCGCGATAGGTGTTCCAAGATTCCCCGTAGGTGTGGTAATTAGAGATTATGAATAATATTTGTAATAAATAAATGAATCGGGTTGCAATTGATATCGATGAAGTCTTAGTAAAATTTCTCTTTCCGTTGGCGAAACATCACAATAAAGTTCACAAACTTTGGAGTAAAC